ATTGCTGGGGTTTCAATAACTGGAACACCAAGAACTAGATCTCTACGATCCTTTGAATCGCCAACCTGGAATACATAGTTTCCAGCAGTATCCTTCAACTTACGAAGTGCCGCAATAGAAGTGCTGTTTGCTAGCATTGCGAAAGATGGGCGGTTACGAAGTGAACCATCAAGGCTGTAGATAAGGTCAATAACATTATCCGCTGTGAAAGCACCAGCAACACCAGTTGAACCAGTAACACCAGTTCCAGCAACAGGAAGGAAACCTGTAGGCTCTACTGTTCCAGTTCCGTTTACTAGCTTATCGCCAATTGCGAAACCGAAAGCGTTACCGAACTGCTCTGCCAAGAAACCAACAATATCAACGCCAGCATCCAAGATCAGTTCTCTAGAAAGTTGTGCTAGAGCAGAGAACTTGTAAGCACCCAAAGTCTGGAAGGCATTGAACGCAGGTTCTGAAGTTCCCACGCTTACACCCTGACCAACAATAGTTGCAGTTGAGAATGTAGATTGAGATGGAATCTGTAGGTTCTCACCAGAAGTTGTGCTGATAACAGTTGCATACTCAAGAAGTGGGTTTACAAGTCTTGCAACCTTCACGATCTCATTGTAGAAACTTGTTGGAACTGGAGCTCCAGTAGAAGACCCGGTAATAGTTCTGAACTCATGACCACGAATCTCACCCAAAACCATTTTGCGAAGAATGTCTGATTCAGTATCAGAAACAGTTGCACCAGCAAAATCTACTGCGGCCTTCTGCATTGCTTCGCTAGTCTTAGCTTCACGCTGTTCTAGCTCAATTAGTTCATTTCTTTTGTTGATGTCTGCGGTTAGTTCAGCATACTTTGCTTCATCTTCACCAGACCATACGCCGCCACGAGCTTCAACTGAATCAATCAGTTCCTTTGCTTCGTGCCAAGCCTTAGCCTTAGCATCAACCTGTTTAGCGATAAATTCACTCATTAGGTTTGTTCCTTTCAAGAACATAATTTTTATTGGGATTTGATTCAGAGATAAACTCACATAATCGGATCAGGGATAAACACGCTGACGAATCTAGTTTATACACCATCAAGATACACGCCTAAAAAGAAAACCCCCTGGGACAAATCAGGGGGAAAGAAATTAGCTTCTTTTTTATTGCGATCAGGAAACACCAACCAACCGCTACAACAGTTTATACCCTTTGCATCAATAAATCTAGTTGTTTCTTCTTCAGGTCTAGCAAGGCTTGTGGGTTAGTAACTTCAGGATCTTTCTGAAGAACCTTGTTCAAGGTTTCTGTAAGCAGTTCCCCTTGCCTTTCGGTAAGTTCTTCCCCAGATTCAAGGGCTAGAAGGGCTGAAGTCAATTCTTCGGCACTAACACCCCTAATCTCTGCAAGCTTTAGAATCTTCTCGGATAAATCGGTCATAGATCTAATGCTAGCAGTTCCTTCTGTCGCTGTATAGGCTGGCCAGGAAACAATTGAAACTTCGTGGATGTTTACACGCTTCAAAACTCTTTCATTGGAACTAATCCAACTATCGCCACCTTGAGCAACTCTAAATCCGAAACTGAAGGCGTTTACATCTCCACGCTTGATCAGGGTTGCCGCATCTCTCCCGGCTTGAGTATCTGGAAGTGAAGCTTCAATAAGAAGCCCTGTAGCATCTTCAGTTACTGTTAGAGTTCCTGCTCTAGTGCTTCCTAGAACAGTTCCAGTTTCATGATTCCAAAGAAGTTTGATATCGTTTCTAGACTTTAGAGAATCTCTAAATGCACCCGGTTCAATAGTTTCAGTAAAAGGAAGTGGTTCAGATGGAGAATTGAAAACAGCCGCATAGCCACGAAGGGTCATGCCATCACCTTCAGACCTAATCTCCAGATCTCTAATGGTCTGTCTTCTCTCAATACCCTTAGCCACTCTTTCACCACGCTTCGCAAATTCGGCTACAGTTTCAGGTTCAACAAATCTAACTGCATCTTCTTCAACTACATCTTCAGAAATAAGTTCAGGTTGAACAGAAGTATCAGATTCTTCAACAAGATCAGAAAGATGTGAAACAGTTTCAACAAGTTTGCCTACAAGTTCCAAAACATCCCCCTTCAATTCTTCAAGTTCTGCCATAAGCATTTCTTTATTCATAGGAACATCTTCTCCCTGCATTTCTTCCAACTGTCTAACTCCATCTGTAGAAGGTAAATTATCTGGCGAATAAACTTTTTCAACCCCAGCATCTTTATAGGCTTGTCTAGCTTCAGCGTTATTCTCAATCACATAAACCACATCCAAACCTTCTGCTAGCAACCTTGAAGCAACATCACCCTTATAGGTAACGCTTTTATTCTGATTATCTGGTTGCATAATCAATTCTGAATAATCTACCCCAAGTTTATCTAACAAATCTGTAGTAGCCATGCGATTTGATTCATGCCTACCAGTAACAACAACTAAATCTACATTTTGAGATTTGATAAAAGAATAAACAGGTTGATTCAATTCGCCATAAAGTGAGAGAGTTTCGTCTAGATCACTAACCCCAATTTGTTTAGGCAAAGCCCTAACAGAAGATTCACTAGGCAGATTGTTCACCCAAGATTGCCCCGGATTTCCACCCCAGGCATCCCAGGCTACTCTGCCAGCCGAAGGAAAGCCTTCTTCACCAGCGTTGAAACCTGTAGCCTTCTTATCTACTTCATGTCTAGCAAAATAACTGATCATGCGATTGACTACATCAGCAGACAGATCTGCACCTGAAGCAAGTTGAGTTGCCCTTCTTCTACCTACAGAAGTGAAACCTGATCCAGCGTAACCTTCTTCAATCCATTTCAAAGCTCTTTTAGCCGCCAAAGCAACACCTTCAGGGGGAGAATAAGTTCCTGCACCAACTGCACGCTTGAATTCTCCACCAACAGGAATACCTTCAGCCAAACTTATTGCAACCATCTGATCTATAGCCTGTTGTTTAGTTTGATGTGTGCCTAAAACTTCGCCATCATCTTTTACAGTTTCCCAACCCGAAGGGCTTTTCTTCACAAAATAAGGCACTATTCGCCTGTTTCGTAACTGCCATCTGGAACAGTTGTAGGATTCTGAAGTTGAACTGTAGGCAAACCTGTGTGGCTAATCTTAGGAAGCCCAAGAACCTTTAGAACATCTTCAGGAACAAAACCAAGGGCAATAAGTTTCTGTGCCATGTCCACCTTAGTTTCTTCTTCAGTTAGAGAAGCCGCATTGATGTTCACATTTGCTAATGGAACTCTAAGAACATCTCCACCTTCAATGCCTTCCATGTTCTCTTTTCTGCGAACTTCATTTACAGAGAACACACCATTTTGAAGCATCTTAGAATAGCCTTCAATTCTTGTTGCATAATCTCCACGAAGCAGATCGTCTGTATTGAAAGATAAGAAAGCGAAATCAGGTAGAAGACTTGAGAAAGCATCTTCAAGTTTCGCTACCCATGGACGGATTGTGTGGCTTAAGAAGGCTATTTGCTTCTGCTCAATAGAATTGTAGCTTTGCCCACCATTGTTCAAACCGATCATGTCTGTTGGAACTCGGTATGCTCTAGCAATATCTTCCACAGCAAGCCTTCTTGAATCAAGCATCTGTGCCTGATCGTTAGCAATAGTTGTTGGCTTGAAACTTGCACCACCAGAAAGAATTCCTGTTTTGTGTGCTTTACGGAAACTCTTATGCTGTCTATCAAAACTTCTGGCTAGGTTCTCTGCCTGTTCAGCGGTAAGGGTTCCTGGAACTTCTATGACCCCTTGGGTTAGTGTGCCTTGACCGAAGAAGCGTGCCGCAAAACCTTCCAAAGAAATTGCTAAACCAATGTTTTCTTTCAAAGTATCAATTGGAGATCTAGCTCTAAGATCACCAGCAACAAGGATTGAACCGCAAATGTGAAGAACTTCATCTGTAGTCAAAGTCTTATTTGCTTCACCTGTGTAAGTAAAAAGTTTTTGTCCTAAAGAATTTCTGCTAACTGTTACAGCCAAAGGGTTCAATACCATCATGTTTAGAATCTCGCCTTTATCATCTCTAAAGATTCTTACAAAGGCGTTTCCATCAGTAAGCAAGCTAATCAAAGTTTGTTGCCAGAAGGCTACCGAAGGAATCATTACATCTGGTTTGATAACCCAGGCTGGGCGTGGTCTATAAGGAACAGCGATACCATCTTTACGAATCAAAGTATCTACAGGCAAAGAAGAAATAGTATCTGAAATCAGAGATACACAAGCCCAAATAGCATTGACCTGCAAAGAAGTGTTGTAATCAACAAAGGCCGCAGATTGAGTTTCATAAGAAGTGAGATCACCTGCACCCCAGATTGATTGAAAACTTACAGCCCTAGATTCACCAGAAAGATTTCTTAGCATTACTTGCCACCCTTATCTAAAGCCAAACCAAACAAAAGAATTCCAACCCCAGCCACTACTAAACCAGCCGGGAGAAAGATAATTGAAACACCAACAGAAATAACTGCGATACCTGAAGCTTGTAAAATTGTCGCTAACAAATTCATCCTTAGAACACAAAAAATTCTGGAATTGGATCCGCTTCTAGTTTAGTGCTTGCTCTATCATATGCGATCACGAAAGCGACAGCCGCATCTATCTTTCTAGCACTACTGCGAGATTCTTTCACAATCCTTGCACCCATAGCATCAATCTTCAACATACAGTTATCCAAATGCCTTGCAAGCAAAGGATTCCCATCATGAGTAAGCGTAGATTCAGTAACAGCATCAAATACTTTCTGGCAAGCCGGGATCATTCTTCTTGGGCTGGTAGAAGGGAATTCCACAATTGGCAAACCCAAATCCTGAAGAACAGCCATAGATCTCTGCCATCTGAAAGGGTCAAAGGCAATTTCTTTTACAAACCTGTATTTCTGGCAAAACATCTTTATAGTTTCTTCAACTTCTAAAGTATCAACACGCCATTCAGCGTTATCTGTAGGTTGCTTCTCCCAAGCCTTCACCAAAAAAACATGGGGCTTTTCTTCTTTATTCTTCGGAATAGTAACCCCAACAATTGCTGTTGTATCTCCAGAGAAAGACCCATCCACACCCAAAATGATTTCATCATCAAGCGAGATTTCCTTCTCCATTCTTAGGGTCTGCCAAGACCCGGCAGGAAGCCAAGCATTCTGTGAGCTAACCCATTGATTACAACGCTTAGTTCTAAACTCTGCTTCAGGGGTTCTTTTAACCATAGAAGCAAAATCATCCTTAGAGTTCAAATCACCATAACCTGGATTAGCGGCAATCCAAGTTGATTCTTCTCTATGATCTGCATCCAAAGGTGCTTCCCACCAAGCCATGTAAAAACTAGGATCATCTATTTCACCCGAAGCAACCTTCTGCCCATACTGATACAACTGATAAGCAGTTGAATCTTGCCCTGTGGAATCAGACTTCACGCCACAAGTAGTTGTAGCAAGCATCATGGGTTGTCTTCTAGAAGCCATAGACAGTTGCATAACATCCCACATCTTACGATCTTGCAAAGCATGAACTTCATCAAAGATAACTGCCGAAGCGTTCAAACCTTCCTTGGAATAACTCTCGGAAGAAAGCACACGCCAAACCGAACCAGTTTCAGGAACTTCAATAACATCCCGATAGATGTTACACATAGAAGCAAGTTCAGGTTCTCTCTCAATAATTTTTCGGGCATCTCCGAAAGTAATTCGTGCCTGTTCCTTTTCAGCCGCACAAGAATAAACTTCACCCCCTTCATCACCATTGAAAAGAAACCACAGCCCAAGCCCGGTCATTAGTGCAGACTTTCCGTTTTTACGAGCTTTGCCCCAGAGTGCTGTTCTTTTAGCGAACAAACCATTTTCATCTAAAACTAAAGTTTCAGTAAGCAACTGTTCTTGCCAAGGTCTAAGCCTGATCGGTTCACCTGCACTACCAGCAATAGAATCCTTAGTTAGCGTTACAAAGGTGTTTATAAAATCAATCGCATCTGCACCCTTAGAACCATACTGAAGATCTGTCGGAGTTAGCCAAGCAGGTGGCCAGGAACTATTTACTTTCTCCATTAGCCCTTGCTTCTTGCCTTCGTTTCAATGCTTCCATTTTACTAATCGCCTTTACTTCAGCAACGCCCAACCTAGATCTATCTGCCGGGGTAAAACCCAGAAGGCTAAGGTTACTAATAATCCTTGAATCAAGTTCTCGCAAAGCTCTGCGTTCACGCCAATCATTTTCAGCCAGAACTTTCATCCGAAGATCATGGCGTTCATCCACAAGCTCACAAGTCATAAGCAAAATCTCTGAATCAGTATTAGGGCTAATCCAACTCAAACCCGAACCCCAAACCTTATTCCAAAAATCAAGACCATGTTTTAGAAGTGGTCTATCAGGTTTAGGAATTGAAGCAATAGGTTCAAGCAGTTGGATTGTAGAAGAATCAGGTAAAGCCCTTTTCCCTGGGTTGCCTAACTTCCTTTTAACTTCAACAGGCTTAGTTGGTCTTCCAGCGGGCATCAGATTTTTTCTAAGCAAATTGAAATGTTCATAGGTCAAGCCTATTTCAAAAAACCAATAATTTTGCGAATACCTGCGAAAAAG